ACTCACCAATGTTTATATTAGAAAACTTAGATTCAAACTACTTAAGACTTGTTGCTAGAGCTTACTCTACAAGCAATGAAGCACATTTGCATCGATCTTATAATTTCGATGGATCTAGCAGCAATGAAGTATATTTTAATACTACGCTTTTAGTAACGGAAATTTAGTTATGACTCACATTGCTTTAGATAATTTTAAAAACTTACAAACTCTAGTAACTACACATACGTCTGATCAAGTGACTTCAAGTAGTGGCAATAATTTCACTACAGTCTCAGGTTCAG